TCAAATCAACATACAAATCTCTCTCGAACGGTATCATATTCTCAAGGTCGTGTATTGACCAATGATGATGCTGTGCCAGAGCAAACAAAGTGCGATAGTAGTTCTCTAAACTATTATGGCTTAGGCTAGCATAAAAAAATCATTTAGCGTAGTCAATTTGATTGTAACTTCCTTCCCATTCTTATTTGTATAATTAATATCATAAGACAATGTTGGTAGATCATTCAAAAAGGTTCTTATTTTATCATAAGTCTTTATGTCTAAATTGCTCAACCATTCATTCAGATCCTTATCTGGCTTTTTCGTTGCAGCCACATCAGTTATATCTTTCCCATCATAAATTTTGTCAATCGACTCTGATACTAGAATATCGACTAGTTTCTGGCCTTCGCTGGCCAAAAACTCTTTGTTGGAATACAAAGACGCTGGTGGATATCTCATAACAATAGACACTTTATCAGACACTTTAATATCAGTTTCCATCTTCTCGGGAAACTTCACTACAACTTTATCAAAGTCAACATCAAATGTATATGTGGCCTTGGCAGCTGCCTTTTCCGGCTCATCGCCATTGTTTATATTCGTGGTCCGTTCGTCATTATCAATATAGGACACTTTTGTTGTGTTTGAAACTGACATTGACCTCAATCTCAAGAACAGATATTCAACATCCACCAGCGCAATTTTATCCAAATCAATTTCAGTTTCTAAACAGTTATTGACAACCTGCTTTATAGCAGATATAATGTCTTCTTTCTCATCGCCCTCTCTTGCCATAAGTAAGATTTTTTCCTCGCGCACCAACATCGGACGCATCTTTATTTTTTCTTTTGTACTAGGCACTTCAACTTCAAATACAGGGTGTAATATTTTAGGCAAGTTCATTTTATTCTCCTTCATTCATTATTTAGCAATGGGTTCTTCAAACCAATCTGTATACGCAAAAACTACTGGAACCTTAATAAAGTCGTTTTGTCGAGCCCAACTCAGTGGAATGTCTGCTACAGCCGCCGGGTAAGCATCTCTAAAATTAATTTGTCTCACAACATTAGGGGCTTGTTCATTACCAGCATCCTTAAACATTAGTAATTGTAAATCTACCGCATATGATGATTTGTAGCTAAGTTCATAAACATACATAGGTATAGGCGTATACGGCCCCAGGTCACGGCCGTTCTTCAATATCGTCGTAGTAGATGGTGCCGGCGTCTGATGGAAATCATTATTTACAATTGTTTTCATCCATTCGTGGAAAAATTTCTGCATATTAGCATCCCTATCACAAATAAATGTACATTGTAAAGGACCAAAAATTGGTATACTAGGCCTGGTTTCTGCTCCACCATAGCCATATCTCTGTATATTATAAGTTTGCAATCCTGTCATTGGAAAAGTCGTTGTGTCACATACCATTTCAATATCTCTATTTGAGTTGGTGAAATTTATACCATGGTCTTGCATACTAGCTGGAAATGGTATTCTAACCAGAAAGTGATTATTTCTTAAAAGGCCGGTTTTATCTACGTGGCTTTTAAATCTACTGATATTAAAGCCTTGAGTTGTCTTGTCTGGCATATTATCGACCCATCCCCACAGAATCTTTCCATACTTGGTCGGCCGACGCTTTAACAAATCTTTGTGTAGGTAGCATTAAAACTATATCCCATTTTTCTGGTTCGATAAACATAAATTGCGATTGTACATGGCTTGTAAGGTATCGCTTTACGCACGGTTTAAATAGTCTAAACTTAGCAGCACTTTTTAATATTCTATATGATACTTGCAGCTTCATTTTATCGCCTTCTTTTAGTGTAATACCATATAGAGCGTTCATTAACTTAGCACGATAGTAAGGCGGCAAGTAATGTAAATTAATCCCCAAAAATCCATCATTGTATATTTCAATCATGAATATCAGAGGGAATATATCATAATAAGGTAATTTATCTTTTGTCTTTGGGTCATAATTGAATAAGAACATAGAGCCTATAGACGATGTATTTATGCTCTTTACCAGGTCTTTTTTGTTATCCTCGAATAACTTGTACACGTTTACATTGAGGATTTTTTGAGCGGCTTGTCTAAACCATTCACGCGCAGTTATAATATCATTTTTTAGTATGTTGGCTACGCGGCCGGTGGCTATCTGTTGAAATATATTATCTTTTGCCATAAATTTCGTCTTCCGAAAGAATCTTGAATTCCCAATTTCTATCTTTACAATACTGCTCTGCGGCGGCCCATTTGCTTATATTAATACCATAGGTAACAACTTCTTTAATATATTTTTTTGTTTTCCTATTGCTGGTTTTGGGTGGAGATCGCTGTTCTAATGGTTTAACTTCTATCACCATAACTCTAGTTTTTTTGTCCTTATCAACAAACTTAACCTTAAAATCAGGATAATAGCGGTGCCGTCTACCATCAATCTTTGATCGATATGGTATAGCCAAAAGTTCTGATTCCCACGCAACAACGTGGGGATGATGATCCAAATAATTCATTACCCTCATCTCCCACAGCGACCTATATACAATCTGCGTGGGGTTGCCATTGTACTTGTGGGGGTTGACAGGTTTGAAATATCCTTTGTATGACATTATCATGATTCCTTATTATATATTTATAGTATTTCGTATAAATACAATATCAACAAGGAGGATCAAATGGTAGGCGCACCAAACCGGCCAATGGCAACATCTATTACTCAAGGACTATCAGTCGGACCTGTTCAAAATAATCCTTTTGACATGGCCAATACTTGGACGCCGCGCGCGCCATCAACAAATGGCAACCCCACAGCACAAATTGATGCAGCCCTGGCCGTAAAGATGAAAGCTTATAACTTTACAGAGGACTTACCAAAATATTTTATGGCATTATATATTAGTGATTTTAGCAGACAAACACTTGCAAGAATCGGCGACTTAAAAAGAAGAGAAACGATTCGTTTGCCACTTCCAGTAAACATACAGGATTTTCACTCCGAGGCATGGGAAGAATATGGATATGGCATGGTTGCGGGCCTGCTGGCCGAGGAAATAGGTTTGGAGGGTTTGGGAGGGAAACTCGGGGTTGACGCGACGATTCTCGGTCAGAGTTTGTTGTCTGGATGGTTTTCAACCCCAACCAGTAAAGCTGGTGCCATCGCTGGTGCCATCACTGGTGCTGATCCAGGCGGAAGAATCCCCAGAGCCATGATGGGGGTGCATGGTGTTGCTCCTAATATGTTCCAAACAATTCTATATCGCGGCCCCAAATTCAAACAACCGACATTTCATTTAAAACTTTGCCCAAAAAATTTAACAGAATCTAAATCTATTAGAGATATTATCAATAGGCTACACATAGCAATGGCTCCTAAATTTAATCAGAACTGGGGGAGGTTATTGTTTGATTTTCCTGATATTTTTGAAATTGCTTATTGGCCGAATTCTAGCTGGCTATGTAAATTCAAACCTTGTGTGCTAAAAGACATGTATATAGACTACACTGGTCCAGGGCATAAGATAGGATTTTATGCTAACGAGAAGATTAAAGGATCCGACGAGCGGCCGCGACTCGGTTCAGACAACCCGCCTGAAGCCGTAGAAATAACCTTAGCATTTCAAGAACTAGAATATTGGACGAAAGAAAACTTCCAAGATTCTCCAGGACGTGAACCAATAGACAATAATCCGTTCTCAGGCGCAAATCAAGAGTTCAAACAGCCAGTTGGTGTGGACCGATTACGGCCGCTGGAGAATCCACAGAATGGCCGCGGTGGCGGGGGCAGATTTGGCCCTGGCTTCGGTGGATTTGGATAAGAAACAGTAAGGTAAGATATGGAATCGTATTTTGCAAAATTTCCACTTGTAAATTATAATGACACACTTTGCGCCGACATTACTCGTCGTGTTCGATTAACTGAATCTACGCGTAATGCTCTTACACTGTATTATAATTATGAAGTAAAAAATGGCACAAGAGCTGATCTCATTGCTGATGCTTACTATAAAGACCCGGGTCTTGACTGGCTTCTTTGGCTAACAAATGATACAGTCGACCCATACTATCAATGGAATATGTCAGATACTGATTTTGATTCTTATCTAACAAAGAAGTATGGTTCAATAGAAACTGCTGTGCTAAAAATTGCTTTCTATCGTAACAACTGGTATAATGATGATAATGTATTGACACCTTCGCTATATGA